GCAGTGAAAACATATTTTTCTAAAGTCATCCTCTTTGTGATCCATTTTCCCTCCTATGCCGTTTCTGCATTTCCTGATTTTTGCTCTTCAATTATTTCTTGAACAATCGTTATGAAATCCGAATAAAACTCATTCTTCAAATTATTACTTCTAATTCTAACAGACGCAAAGAATAAAAACATCAAAACAATCAATCCCATTAAAAAAGCTCCCCAAATATAAAAACACATTCCGGAATGTAAATTTTGTTCCAATGCCTCATATATTAGCTTTGGATTATACCCTGTATACTCCAAAAATTCTTCATCTATCAACATATTTATAGAATTATTATAAGTATTTATCACATTGACCACTGAAAATACAAATGTATATACAATCGTAATGAACACCGTTAATAACGGCATTGTACACCCATTCCACATTTCTTTTCTGCTCATAATTAGATTTTTCTCACGCTTCAAATAATGCACAAAATTTTTCAATGTAGACTCTGCATACTTACCGCCTCCATATTTCTCACAAATATAACCATGCCATTCACAGTAATTTTGATATGGTGATTTTTCCTCCCCTATCCTACTATATATTGTCAGTTCTTCGTTTATATCAAATCCATACGCATATTCCTTAACCCTTTTCATTCCAAATCAAACCTCATCTATACTTTTACCTATATCAAATATATAAATGCCACTCTTTTCCACTGCAATATATTATACCCCAAAACCACCAAAGCCACAAGCACCCCGCTCATGGCTCCGTCAATCTTCCTACAAATTTTTACGAATCTCCCCCGCCGAACATATCCCCGCCCTTCCAAACAACCTCAATCCGCCCTTCTCCAAACACCCTGATTCTCTCAATCCCCTTCCGCAGCACCCCCTTATCAAATTCCTTCAAAGCCGCAATCCCCTCCAACACAGCCTCCCCCTCCTGGGAACCACACCCTTTCACTCTCTCAATCCCATCCTCTGCCTCCCCCATCTCCTTCCCAATCTCCTCAACCCTAACACCCATACTCCCCGTCCTCGCCACAAACTGCTCCCGCGACATACCCCCAGACCGGTACTTATCATACAAAAACATCTTCTCCGCCGAAATCCGCTCCTTCTCCCTCCGCAGAGACTCCAGCTTCCTCCCCAATGCCTCCCTCTCCGCTTCCACATCCTTCCGCCTGGAATCGCCCAGCATCACCTCCGCCGTCTTCCGCACATACTCCATAACACTCCCTTCCAGCTTCTCCATATCCTCCACCGCCCTCCTGCACTCCGTATCAGTCCCGCAGGTCCGGTAACGGCAGCAATACTTATGGTTCTTCTTCACCATAGACCGCCCGCAGTACCCGCACACAAACAGCACCTCCCGCTTAAAGCCGCTCATATCCACGCCGCTCCTGTCCCTCTTCTTCGGCTTCGCCCTCTCATTCGCCAAAGCAAACAATTCCTCCGACACCAGCGGCTCATGCTGCCCGTCCACAACCACCCACTCCGAACGGTCATGCCACAGCATCCGCTTCCCCGTAGTGATAGACTTTTCCGAACGGTTCCACACCACCTTCCCGATATAAGTCTCATCCGACAAAATAGAGCGCACCGACTGGGGCCCCCACAGCTTCTTCACCCCGCCGCCCGGATGCTGATACCGGCTGTTCTTCCTCTGCTTATACTCCACGCAGGTAAGCACACCATTATCATTCAGATAACGCGCAATCCCCGAAACCGTAACCCCTTCCGCCGCCATGGTAAAAATCTTCCTCACCACCTCCGCCGCCTCCGGGTCAACCACCAGCCGGTGCTTATCCTCCGGGGACTTCTCATACCCATACCTGGCAAACCCGCCCAGGTACTCCCCTTTCCGCGCCCGCGCCATCTGCGCAGACCGTATCTTCTTAGACAGATCCCTGCTGTACAGCATATTAATCAGGTTCTTAAACGCCACATTCAAGCCGCCATCAGTCCCCAGCACACCCTCACTGTCATAATGGTCATTCACCGAAATACACCGCACCTCCATCAGCGGGAAAATCTGTTCCAGATAACTCCCCACCTCAATATAATCCCTCCCCAGACGGGAAAAATCCTTCACAATGACACAGCCAATCTCCCCACGCTTCACCGCCTCCATCATGCCCTCAAAACCGGGGCGCCGGAAATCTGTCCCACTGAACCCGTCATCACAAAATTCCATCACCCGGCACCTTCCAAGCCCCGCATCCCCCTCAATAAACCCGTCCAGAAGCCGCCTCTGGGACACAACACTGTTGCTCTCCTGCTTCACGCCCCTCCCGGTATCCACATCCTCATCCGACAGCCGGATATACTTAGCCACCACATCAACCTTCATCATTCTCCGCCTCCCTTTCCCTCACGGCCCCCAAAAGCTCCGCAAGCATGTCATCATAGGCCAGGACCACCTCACAGTTCCCGTCCCTGTCCACAGAAACCCTCGCCACAAAAGCGTCCACCATCCCCTGGGTCAGCTCCCGCTCCCCCAGGAACCCGCGCACCGTCTTCTCCCAGCCTTCCTCTATATGGAAATCCCTCTCATACCTCTCCCGCTCCTCCAGCAGCCGCTCCAGCTCCGCAGAAAGCGCCTCCGCCTCCTTCGTATACCGCTCCGACAGTATCGCATATTCCTCCCCGTCAATCAGCCGCTCCGCAAAATCCGCATACAGCCCCGCCTTCTTCCCAGCAGCCTGCCGCATCCTCTCCCGGATACGTTCCGCCTGCCTGGATATCAGCCTGTACCGCTCCATCCCCTGCCTCCCGGCATTCAGCTTCCGGACTAGCCGCTCCGCATCCAGACAGGCATCCATATGGCTCCTGATAACCCCGAACACCGCAACCTCCAGCTCCTCCAGCATGACCTTATGCCGGTACGGACACACCTTCCGGCTCCTGTTATGGGAGCTGCAGCCATAAAAAAACTTATCCCCCTCCTGCGATACCGCCCGGAACAAATACATCGTCTTCCCACAGTCACTGCACACCACCTTCTTCTTAAACTTATTCCTCCCCGCCGCACAGCGCCTGCCCTCCGCACGTTTCCCATTATAAACCTGTGCCTGCTCCGCCTTCATCTCCTGCACCCTGTCAAAATCAACCCTGGAGACCAGCGCCTCATGGGTATCCCTTACCACATACCCGCCAGCGTCCTCTCCCCCGCCGGAACCGCCCCCAAACAACTTCCCGCCGGTCTTCCCATGGACAGAATCCCCCGTATAAAACTCATTCGACAGCAGCCGCTTCACCACGATCCCCGTCCATTCCACACACCCCTTATGCCCCGTCACCGGAAGCCCCCTTGACTTCCGGTAGACCTCCGGACATGGAATGCCCTCCCCGTTCAGGATTCCCGCGATCCTCCCATAGCCGTTCCCCTCCAGGAACAGCCGGAAAATACGCTTCACAACCCCAGCCGTCTCCCCGTCCACCACCAGGCTCTGCTTATCCTCCGGCGATTTCAGATACCCATAAGGAGCCAGCTTGATCACAAACTTCCCCTCCGCCCGCGCCGTATTCAAGGCAGAAGTCACCTTCCGGGAAATATCCTTCGCATAATACTCATTCACGATATTCTTCAAAGGCATGGACAAATCCGTCCCGCACCGGAAAGAATCAAACCCGTCATTCACCGAAATAAATCGCACATCCAGAAACGGGAACACCCGCTCAATATAATTGCCGGCCTCCACATAATTCCTCCCAAGCCTGGACAGATCCTTCACAATGACACAATTAATCTTCCCGTCCCGGATATCCCCCATCATCCGCTCGAAGCCCGGACGCTCAAACGTGGTCCCCGTAAAAGAAGCGTCCGAATACGTCTCCTGTACTACAATATCCTCCGCACCCTCCACAAAGCCCCTCATAAGCTCCATCTGCGTCTCAATAGTCCCCCGCTCCCGGTTCACCCCGGACTCATAAGAAAGCCTCGCATACAGCCCTGCCCGGAACAGCACAGCCTTCTCCACTTTCCCAACAGCCCCGTTCAGCTTCTTCCTGCTCTTCCTTGCCATATCAGACCGCCTCCCTTCCGGCAGACACCCCTTCCGATCCCGGACACTCCCTGCCCTCCACATATTCCAAAGCCTGCCGGTACTGGTCCGCAAAATCAAACACAACCTCAATATTCTCCCTGTCATACACCCGCACTTCCGAAATCAGAGCCACCACCACATTCCTGGTCAGCTCCCCGATATCCCGATACTCCTTAAAATAAGAAATCCACCGGTACTTGTCCTCATCCCCTTCCAGGACAGCCCGGATCTCCCTCTCCGCCTTCCCTGCCGCCTCCTGCGCCTCCTTCCCCCTGGCCTCATACGCGGCATGGAGCTCCACATAATCCTCCTTCGTGATCACCCCGTCCTTCATGTCCTCATAAAGCATCATACGCAGCTCCCGGCACCTCTCCGCCTCGCCTAACAGCTTCTCCCGCCGTTCCTCCAGCTTCCGGACATCCAAGTCCCTAAACGGCACCGTCCCCGCATATTCCAGCACCCTCTCCAGATCCAGGATACACCCTATATGCCTCTTCAACAGGACAAACACCGCATCCTCCAGCGCCTGCACCGGAATCCGGTGAGGGCCGCAGCTCCCGCCCGCCTTATGCCCGGAACAGATATAATAACAATACCTCTTCCCATTCACCGAAGACACCTTCCGCACCATCGGGGCCCCGCAGTCCCCGCACACGGCAATCCCGGACAGCAGATACACGCCCTCCCTGTCCGGCGCCGTCCTCGTATCCATCCCCAGCAGCTTCTGAACAACCGCAAAATCCCTCTCGCTGACCACCGGCTCATGGTTCTTCTCAACCCTCACCCAGTCCCCTTTATCCTTCCGTATGGATTTCTTCACCTTATGGTTCGGCGTGGACTGCCTCCCCTGCACCAGATTTCCAATATAGACCTCATTTTCCAGAATACGCCTCACCGCCACCGGGCTCCACCCGGACGCCGCCTTCACCCGGAACGCCGTCCGGAAATTGATGCCCCGGCTGTTCTTATACTCCATCGGAGAAAGGATACCGTCCCTATTCAGCTTCCCGGCAATGGCATCCTGGCTCATGCCGTGCAGCTTCATACGGAAAATATCCCGCACCACCCCGGCCGCATAAGCATCAACCACAAGCCTATGGCGGTCCTCACCGTCCTTCTGATACCCATAAGGCGCAAAAGCGCCGATAAACTCCCCGTTCCTCCGCTTCACTTCCAAATGGCTCCGGATCTTCACCGAAATATCCCGGCAGTAAGCGTCATTGATCAGGTTCTTAAAAGGAACCAGAATCTCGTCCCCCTGCCCGTCTCCTCTCAAACTGTCATAATGGTCATTCACCGCAATAAAGCGCACCCCAAGAGCCGGGAACAGCCGCTCAATGTACCTGCCCGAATCAATATACTCCCGCCCGAACCTGGACAGATCCTTGACAACCACACAGTCCACAACGCCCTTCTTAATATCCTCCAGCATCAGCTTGAAAGAAGGCCGCTCAAAACTGGAACCGCTGTACCCGTCGTCCACCCGTTCCGAAACCACCA